AGATCCACCTGCGGGGAAGCGGGAAGCATGAAACGGAGCAGGTAGCGCATCGTCATCATGTTCCGCGCCGTCGCATACAGCGTCTGATCGCGCCGGCTCTGAGCCTCCGCATCCATCAGGCCCGGCTGCTCGTCCCTGTTCTGCAACCAGTCCGCGAGGGCGACATCCTTCGCGATCCGCATCGTCATCTCGCGCCGCTCCTGCGGCGTGCGGACCATCCACGCCTCCGTCACCCCGTCGGGGCCGAACAGTTGCAGCAGCGGGGTGGGGATCGTCTGCTCCATCAGCGACCTGCCCTGCGACAGCTTCCCGAGGAAGAACCCCTCGTTGTCGCGGAAGAACTGCGACGCACCGTTCAGCCCAGCCTTGTTCACACCCTCCTGAAGGCCCGAATAGGCGAACGCGGCGAGGGGGCCGGACAGCGTCGGCACCCAGCCCGACGCATCCAGCGACGGGCTGAGCATGCTGAACTGCCCCGTCAGGTCGAGGTTCACATCCTGCGGGATGCCGATGCCGAACTGGTTCGAAACAGCCTGGAAGATCGGGTTGATCCCCGGGTACACGAAGTACTCGTTGCCCTGATCGTCCTTCGCGCTGCCCCCGGCATCGGTGAGCATGTCGTACGCGAGGGCCATCTTGTAGATGCCCTGCGGGTTGTACCTTCCCATCCGGTACACGCGGCGGTAGAAATCCTCCGTCGCACGGTAGAACCGCGAGAAGTTGCGCAGCGCGTACGCCGCATTCGAGCGGACGGCGGGGTTGTCCGCCATCAGCATCGTCGCCGCCATGCCCTGCGACTGCGCCCACTCCACAACACGGTTCGCCGCAGCGGTGCGGGCCTCATCCCACACCGCATCGGCCTCATCCGCGTCGAGGCCCATCGTCGCCCGCAGGCGCACCACCTCATCCTCGTGGAGCTGGTTGATCGCTTTCAGCTTGTAGTTCCCCTGGTTCAGCGGGTGGGTTCCACGCCAATCCCTGTAGCCCGTGGGATCGGCCAAGGAGAACGAGGAGCCGCCTCGGGCGGCGAACGCGGCAGCGGCATCGGCCTCGTTGACGAGGGCCAGCGGGTGCGGCATCCCTGCGGAGCCGCCCACACGCACAAGCAGGTCGTCGATGTCGTCGATGGCCGGATGCGCCCTGCCACCGGACAGCACCGGCTGCACACGGGCCAGCAGGTCGTCCGCCTGCTGGCCGATGATCCGCTCAGCGACATCGGGGGAGATGGGGAACGCATCACCCGTCAGGCTCTTCGCCCAATCCGGCAGCACCTCGCCGCGCGACGGCGAGTACCGCCACCCGTTGCCGCCGACAGCGATCTCACGGCGCACCCACTCCACATAGTCCACCGCATCCGAGATCGCCTTCCCCCGCCACACCACCGGCATGTCGTCGATGCTGCCGCTGTCGGGGATCGCAGAGGTGTACCTGTCCCACCAGTCGTTCAGATCCGTCTCGATGGCCGACCTCGCATCGATGGACTCCTGATACACCTTCGCCGCCTTCGCCTGCGCCTCCAGATCGCCGCGCAGCAGGGCCGCGATCATGTCCTCGGCGGGCTTGGCAATCGCATAGGCGTTCATCGAGTTCGCATGGAAGATCGGCAGACGCGACATGCGCGCGTTCATCATCCCCATGTGCCGCCACAGCTCGTCCGACGCAGCCAGGCGCTTGTCACCGATGGCGAGCAGATGGTCGAACTGCCTGCTCGTCGTCTCCCCCAGCACCCACGGGGGGTGCTCGGCGCTGCTGCCGGCGAACAGGGCGAGGATGTTGTCCGGCGTCGCATACTCGATCACATCACCGTCCTCCGTGCGCGTCATCGTCCGGTACCTGCCATCCTTCAGCAGCATGTCCAGCAGTTTCTGGTTCGGCAGGAACCCGGTGCTGTCGGACAGGTTGTGCGCCAGCGACGCGAAGTACCGATCAGCGAACTCCCCGGGGTTCCCCGCAGCGGCGACCATGTCATCGGTCCAACCGATGTAACCCCTCGATATGCCCAACGACCCGAGGTCGGCATCATCGAATGCCTTCCGCATCGCATCGATGTTCAACGCAGCCCTCAGCTTCGGGATCGCCTCCTCCCGCGCAGCCATCACCGTCGCATTGCGGTGCAGCGCACGGGCCACGATCTGCGCCATCTCACCGTCACGCTCGAAGATCTTCGTCAACGAATCGTGCAGGGCGGACGAAGCGAGTTCCTTGTCCTCCGCCCTGATGTTCACGAACCCGTCCGACACCTTCCGGCCCTCGTCGAAGAAGTTCCAGCCCGCAGCCATCACCGTCTTCGGATCGCCCTCGAAATGACCCGACATGCCCAGACGGATCGAATCCGCCACCTCATCGGCCACCGAAGCCGCATACCGCGTGTACGCCGCACGGGTGTAGGAGTCCTGGACGGCGGACATCCGCTTCCCCGCGAACATGCGGCGCATCGTCGCCGCATGCAGCAACTGCTTCATCCTCTCCCCATCGCCCTCATCGAACAGGGCACGGGCCTGGGCCAGTTCATCGGCGTTCAAGTACGGAAGGACCGCCCGCTTCCACCACACGCGCGACTGCACAGACGGCAGCATCTGCCCCGTCTTCTCGTCCAGCAGCCGCTCGGTGCTCTCCGAAGCCGAAGCCCGCGAACCGCTCCTGCCGTTGAGGCCACCCTCCGTCTGGATCAGGCCGATCTTCTTCCCCGAGCGGAGATCCTTCCCCCGCTTGCGGAAGAAACCCGTCGATGCGCCATCGATCTCCATCTGCTCCTGCGCGATGGCACGGCCCTTGTACGCCTCATCCACCGAACCACCCGCAGCGAGGTGGAACACCCACTCCTCAAGGCTGTTGCGGAGCGCGAAGCGAGGGCCGGCGAGCACACCGAGGGACCACAGGTTCACCGCCGTCGTCGCGGGACGCGACCACGTCGCCCCGATCAGCGAATGCAGAAGCCCGTTGCGCCGCGAATACCGCTGCATCACCTCGAAATCAGGAAGCGTCGCACGATCCGTCACCTGATAGCGGTGCAGCGCATAATGCTTCCCGCCGATCAGCGACGGGGACCAGAACGGGTTGCTCGGATCGAGGACGACAGCCGCATCCTTGTCGATCTTCTGCAACATCTTCTTCTCTTCGATCAGAGCCATGTTCCGCCACGACAGGCGGGCAGACTCCGCACGCAGGAGACCCTTCGACTTCTTGAGCGCAAGGATCTCCTGCTCGATGGAGTCAATCTCCGCGTCCGGCATCGACTGCTTCTTCAACTTCCGGCGAAGCTTCGCGATGTCCTTGTCCACCACCTTCAGCTCGACCGCGATCTTCCGCATGTCATCGATCTGTTCGAGGAACGCCAGCTTCTGCGTGGCCGACAGGTCCGCCGCCAGATCGCTCAACGCCTGCGCGTTCATCCCGAACTGGTCCATCAGCACCCTGTCGATGTACTTCTTCAGTTCGCGACGAGCGGCTCGGGCGTCACCCTTCGCCATGCTGTTCGCCTGCGCGGCGCCCTTGAGGGCCTGGTCCTTCGCGCCCTTGATCGCCGGACGGCCCGTCGCGTTGGCCCCCATCACCGCAGCCATCGCAGGATCGGAGACATCACCGCCCGTTGCGCGGGAAACCGCGCTGCCCATCCTGGAGAACTCCTGCTCCGCCGTCCTCCCGAGAACGTTGATCTCCTGGTTGATCAGCTTCCCGGCGATGTCGAACGCATCGATGGTCGATGCGAACGCATCGTCGATGTCCTCCCTCGCCTCATCCGAGGCCAGACCACGAGCCGTCCTGAGATCCTTCTTCGTCTTGTTCATCGACTGCCGCTGCAACACGGCGACCTGCTTCTCCGCGTTCCTGATCCCGTCGCGGGCCTGCTTGATCGCCGCCTTCGTCGCCGCCAGTTCAGCGGCCAGCCTCTTCAGATCATCCTCGGTCGCCGCAGCGCGGGAGGCATCCCGCAGCCGCATCGTCAACGCCTTCTGCAACTTGCTGTACGCGAGGATCTCCTCGGACAGCTTCGCCTTCCGATCCGTCGCCGCGTTGATCAGCACACCGTACTGGTAGGCGATCTGGCCGAACGTCCTGTCCTGATCGGGGACGAACTGGTTCCCGTTCTCCCCGACCCGACCGAGGTTCTGGTCGAGGTACTTCTGCACCGAGATCCGATCCGCCTGCCCGATGGAGGGCAGGAAGCGGTGGGAGAGGATGATCGGTGAGTACTGCTCGGAGTTCGTGTGCGCCCGTACAAGATCATCTATGCGCTTCTCGCGGTCTGCGAAACCGAGCGCGAAACCCATCGCATCAGCCTGCGTGCGGATCAACCCCTCGAACATGCTGCGCCGCTGGGCAGGGGTCACCTCCATCCATGACTGACGCAGCAGAGCCGCATGACCCTTCGACGTGAACGTCCGCGCCATCCGGTAGACAACCTCAGCACCCTCAGCCACATCATCGCCGTTGAAGGCGATGCCACTGAAAGCCGCCGGATGCCGCTCGAACCACCGGCTGAACTTCCCCATCGCCCTCTTCAGATGGGCAGGCTTGTACGCCCTCATGTACTTCAACCGGGGCGCATCCGTGGCGGTGTCGCGCAGCCAGTCGGCCAGCTCGTTCGCGCCGAGCCTGGCACCCGTCATCCGGCCCAGCTTCGGGTCGAACTCGCCACCCACCAGACGAGCCGCCGTCTGGCTGTAGCGGAACGTGTCCTCCTCGCGCGGGGCGAGACCGCGATCACGCAGCTTCGTCGTCAGACCCGAGGTGCCCTGCGTCGCCGCGACGGACTCACCCGTCAGATCCTCCCCGTACAACTGATCCAAGAGGTCCCCGGCCCGATCCCAGTTGATCGAACGGCCAGCCCCGAGGGCGCGCTGCGCCGCCAACCGGGTGGCCGACATCCGGGGGATCGTCTTCGTCATCAGCGCGGACCTGCCGAACATCACGTTCAGCACACGGTTCTGATCCTCCAAGTACGAGTACGCACCCGCCGCATCGCGGACGCCGGCCTTCGCCTGCCCCGGCACCTGATGGGCCACCAGATCCTCCAGCACCTGGCCGGTCTTCTCACCGAACTGCGTGGACCAGCGCTTGATGAACACATCCCGCGCCACCGCCCTGTTCCGCGTGTTCGGGGCGTCGAGGTACTTCGAGACATCCTTGCCGACCTCGTCCCACAGACGCGTCACCATGCGGCGGCGGGCCGCCCCGGCGACACCCTCACCGGCCTTCCTGAAGAAAAGGGAGGTGAGGTCGGCGGTCGGGCCGACCATCTTCTCCATCCCGTACATCGCCGCACGGTACGTCGTGAAGACCTTCCCCGCGATCAGGCCCGGATCGAGCACCATCGGGATGATCGTCGAACCGGCCAGAGACACCGACCCGTAGGACACCGTCCCCGCCGTCAACCCCAGCTCCGTCGCCAGCACATCACCGACAGAACCGCCCTGCGAGGACTGCACGAGGTGCAGCAGGTCCTTGGCCGACTGGTGGCGGTCATCGTCGATCCCGTACCCGCCGAACGCGGCGCGCATGAGGTCCTGCTCCTCCTGCGAGCCGGACTCCGACACCTCCGACACCAGACGGGCGATCTCCGCCGCAGGATCGTCGGACTGCCCCGCCTGCACCAGCCGCACCGCCAGATCCACCGCCTCGGGCGACCACCGCGCCTTCGCATCCTCGATCTGCTTCTGGATCAACTGGCCGGACTCCGTGCGCCTCCACGCCTCCATCGGTGAGATCCGCCCACCATCGGAATCCTCCGGGTCGATCATCGAACCGGCCCACGCCACATTCGCCCGGACGATGTGATCCGCCGTCTCGAACAGGTCATCGACCGCCTGCACGCCGTCGAGGAAGGTGTCCTTCACGAAGTTCAGACCCTTCTCGAACCATGACTGGTCCCCGCCGTCCACGGGAATGTCGCCCTCAGGGGCGATCTCCCGACCATCACGGATGTAACGGTTGAACAATCCGTCGAAGTCGGCGAAACCCGCGAGCTGCTCCTGCGTCGAGGTGGCGAGGATGCGCTCCACGTCGATGGGCAGCGCATTGGCTAGGCGCTCGTGCAACTGCGCCCCGCGTATCGCACGGGCGATGTCGGACAGCACACGGATGTCGGTGATACCCGCCGCCAGGACCTCGGCGGCGATGGAGGGATGGTCGGCGATGATGCGCGGCAGCTTCGGCACCGCAGAGGGAACCGCAGGGTACGCCGAGGGCTGGTCCGTGGTCATCCCACGGGTCGGCATCCCCTGCACCCCCGGCATCGCCGTGGCACCCGTGGTCGAACGGGTCTTCACATAGTCCGTCAGGACCTTCAGCGTCTCCCCGGAGAACTCCCGGGCGTCGAAGTCCAGCGTCTCCGGGTCCTCCGGGGCGATCTGCCGGTTCAGGCGCGCGACACGCCCGCGCTCGGAGAACACCGTGTCCACATACCTGTCCGCGAGGACGGGGTCAGCCGCAGCCTGCGCCTGGAGATCCCTCGGCAACTGGGCGATCACACGGCGGCGGGCATCCTCGGATGCCTGCCGGTTGCGCTTCTGCAACTCGGCGGGACTCGGGTTCGGCTCATCGACGGAACCACCGGAGTAGGTGCCGGTGCGCGGGTCGTAGTAGCGGAACGGGGACGTGCTCAACGGCCCCTGCCCCTCGCCCATGCGGCGATGGCCGCGATCTGCGGATCACCGGACTGCACCGCCAGACGGGTCAGCACCTCGGACACGCGGGGCCGCTGCACCCTCGGCAGCGCCTCCATCCCCGGGCCGGGGCCGAGGGCCGCGCCGGCTGTCACCGGCTCGTCCGGCCTCTGCGTCGGGGCGAACAGGTCGATCCCCTCCGGCGGGGCCGCCGGCGGGGCGGCGGGAGCCTGCTGCTGCACGGGCGCCGATGCGGCCATCGGCGCACCGGACTGCACCTCCATCATGTCCACCCCGTCGCCGTACGCCCCACCGGGGATCGGCACCGGAGCCTGCCTGCCGCCCGGCCCGCCGTCAGTCCGGCGGGCGAACCGACCGGGGCCGGACACGGGTGCAGGGTTCGAGGGCTTCTGGTAGGCCATCGTCGTCTCCTAGATCGGCTGCCTTCTGGTGATCGTCGCACGCATGTCGGGGCTGCCGGAAGAGGACAGGCCGGCCAGGAGCACCGACAGGTCGGGGCGACCGCCCGGACCCATCGTGGCCTGCCCCTGCGCCACACCGACGGGAAGCCCCGACGACGCCATCCCCGGGGGCATGCCGCCATCGGGGGCGCCCTGCTCCTCCACCCCGCCCTCAGCGGCAGTCTCAGGGCCGTTCTCGGCCTCCTGAGGGGGAGGGGGCGCGGGGAACACCTCCCGCACGATGTCCTCGATGGCGCGGCCCTTCTGCCGCCCATCGATGATGTCGGCCACACCGCGCACCACAGCAGACGGGTCCTGCCCCTGCTGGGCGTAGATCGGGATCGCCTGCGCGTACGCCGCCAGAGCCTGCTTCAGCGAATCCCGCAGCTCCTCGGCATCGACCCGCATCTCCTCCTCCGACGGGTTCAGCGACCACGGCATCTGCCGGCGCAGGAAGTCCCGCGAGATCAACCTGTCGCCACGGGCCTGCAACCCGAAGATCAGCGCACGGTTCGGGTCCAGCCCCGCCATCAGCCCGTAGGTCACATCGACGGTGTGATCGCCCTTGATGTCCTTCGACGGCGTGTACGTCACCGAGTACGGCGTCCCGTTGTCCTTCACCCGGATCGTGCGCGCCTCATCCGGCCACAGCACCTCATCGGCCTCGAAGCAGTCCGACACGATCCGCTCCAGCGTCTCCGCGAGCATCGCCTGGGCCGCCTTGATCCGCGAGTCGAACCCGCCCATCAGCGCCTGCACGCCCTTGCCCGTGATCACCGACGCATCCATCGACCCCGAGCGGGCCTCCGGGTAGCGCGCCGCCTGGCGGGCCTCGGACTCCAGCGTCGAGGCCTGCGCGAACGCCGACTGCGGCAGCTCCACCGGCACGCGCCGGATCGTCTCCGGTTTCGACGTGCGGATGATCGCGTCAGGGCCGAGGGACAGCTCCTGCACATCGAACGGCAGCGCCAGCGGCGCCTGCACCGCCTTCTCCGCCGCCTCCATCTGCATCATCGCGAAGCGGTGCCGCGCCAGCATGATCCACAGCACGTCGTCGTACTCCCCACGGGCCTCCCCGGCCACCGACGGGAGCTGGGCCACACGCACCAGCGGACGGCCCAGCGGGTTCGGCACCGACGCGAGCACGCACGCCCTCGAATGCGCCCACGGCTGCGCCGGCAGCACCATCGTCGTGGCATCCCTGTCGTTGTGCAGCAGCACCTCGATCTGCGAACCCATCGAGTGCCCGCCCGGGCGCGGCCCCGCGATGCGGGACTCCAGCTCGGGGAACTGCACCACCAGGTTCGCCACCGTCGAGCGGATCACCCGCGTGTACGACACCACCCGCCCCCAGCGGTCGAACTCCGGGTACGCCCCGATGGGCGAGTCCAGCACGATGCGCGGAGCCTTCGCCTCCACATCGATCTCCACCCGCACCGGGAGGAACCCGAACGTCAGGAACCAGTCCGCACCCGAGTACATCTGCACCTGCAACCGCGACTCCTGCACATACGAGTTCGCGATCCGCGTCCGCTTGTCCGCGAACGCCCGCGCCCGATCCGACACCTGCGTCGCGGACGAGCAGGTGAACGACGGCAGCGGGGCGAGGATGTCGGCGGTGTCCCTCGCCGCGATCTGGATCGTGTTCGCCACGATGGGATGCGGGAACGCCGCATCGAACATGTCCGGGGCGATCTCGGCCAGCCTCCCCGACCGCGCCCTCACCATGTCCGCATGGCGGGCATCCCTGCCCGCCGCCTCGATCCGCAGCCTGCGGTACGTCTCCACGATCATCGCCGGATCAGCCATCATCCAACCTCCGCCTGTTGCTTGAGCCAGAACGCCTCGTCGAGGTTCACCACGACACGGCGGGACCGCTGCGCCGGGGTGAGGAAGCGGTTCCCCATGTGCGCCTTTCCGAACTGGTCGTACGAGTTCACGATCTCCCGCGCCCGCAGCTCGCAGTTCCCGGTGGGGATCAGCGCCGCGCCGGCGAGGAAGACGTGCGAGCCGTCCCGCACGGTGATACAGCGGACGTCGTCCTCCCCGACCGGCTCCACCGCCTTCACCGTCATGTAGCGGCGCGGCTTCGCATCGTTGGCGAAGGCGTCCACCCGGACGGCCTTGCGGGGCATGCGGAACGGGTTCAGGGTCTGCGCGGACGGGGTGAACAGCACCCGCCAGTGGGTCTTCCACTGCTTGGGCTGCGCGGACGGCTTCCGCGACGGGTCGGTGCGCCGCTGGGGGAACTGGGCCTTCTCCAACGTCGTCGGGGAGACCTCCTGCACGTTGGGCCGGAAGCCCAGCGTGCGGCACAGCTCGATCACCGAATCGACGAGCTGCTTGTTGGTGTTCGCGAAGTAGGACCGCGACCTGCCCGGGATAACGGTCCCGTCGGTGTCCATCAGCCCCTGGAGCAGGGCGAGGCGCTGCTTCAGCGACCCGCGCAGATACTCCTCGGGGACGTGCTTGTTCCCCAGCAGCCCCATCTGCCCGAGGACCGTCCGCAGCCCGTGCGTGCCGAAGCAGTACCCGCGCTTCTGGTCGGTGGTGGGGAACCCGGCCATCTCGAACTGCTCGCGGATGAACGGGGTGTCGTCGGCGTGCCCGAAGATGGTGCCCTGCCGGGCGTCGCCGTCCCCGAGCCACACCCCGAGGACGTACGGGTCCAGCGGAAGGTCGGCGTCGGGGCCGTCGAGCGGCTCCGGGAACCGCACCATGACCCGCTTGTACGGATTGTCGGCCAGTTCCGCCGTCGTCATCCAGCGCGGCTCCTTCTTCGCCGCGCCACGGTCCACGGGCGTGACCCACCAGCGGTGCTCCGGGGAGGCGTCCAGGTGGGTTCCGTCGTCGAACCGGACCCGCAGCACCTCGCTGCGGTGGATCGGGGACAGCGCCTCGACCGGGGTCCACTCCCCGGTCGCCGTGGCGACGCGGTGGCCCACCTCCAGCGTCCCCATCGTCTCCCAGCCGTGATCGGTCAGCACCGGGGTGGACAGCGGCAGCGGGAACCACAGCGCCATCACGAGGTCCGTCTTGTTCCTCGTCGCCGGCGACCAGGTGATCAGCTGCTCCACCAGCGCCTTGGTCCCCTCCGAGACGGAGGTGGACGGCAGATGGATGATCGGATCGACCACGACGGCCTTGCCCTCACCGTCCAACTGCCCGAACAGCGGCGCCATCGACGCCACCCCGTAGTCCGCGTCGATCTTGTTCCTCCCCGTGTAGTGCTCCCGCAGGATCACCCCACGGGAGGCGAGGAACGTCCTGATCCCCTCGTCCTGCGTCAGGAACAACTGGAAGGCGTTCTTCTCGATCACCCACATCGACGGGCGGTAGCGCTCCTGCCACTCCGTGATCAGCTCGCGGATCGCCGCAGGGGTCGGGTTGCCCATCCGGTGCGCGTCCAGCACCCAGCGGTGCTTGGTCCTCCGGTCAACCGCCATCACCACCGCCGCCGTGTCCATCGTCATCGCCGGGTCCAGCCCGGCGATGATGTCGAACGAGTCCACCGACTCGGGCATGTGCGGCGCACCGGGCACCAGCGGCCCCGGGAACCGCCCGCCCGACACCGTCGCGCGCACCAGCCTCGACGGGAACACCGCAGCAGCCGACACCTCGGCCTGCATGTACACCATCGACCACGTCCTCGGGTCCAGCAGACCCCGCCGCCTGTGCAGGCTCGGCCCGTCCCAGCGCGGGAACAGCCCCTCGTCATCCGGCTCGTCATCCGACCCCGCCCACGCCTGGTCCGAGCGCGGCCACAGCGTCACCCACTTGCGCGGGTCCTCGTCGAACGACAGCACCGCCGGCATCCGCAGCACCGTCCACGGCGACTCCCCCGACGGGTAGCGCTCAGGATCGGTGATCTCCGAGTACAGGTCGCGGGTGTCCACCCGCGTCCCCACCACCACCAGCCGCCCCGACGGACCCAGACGGGTCAGCACCTCCTGCTGCACCCACCGGATCTGCTTCTCGAACTCCGAGCAGTTCGACAGCGTCACGCAGTCGTCGAGCACGATCAGATCGGCGCGGGCGCCGTAGATCTGCCCGCCGATGCCCAGCGCCTGCAACGTCGGGTCCTTCTCCGCGCTGTCGCGCAGCTCCGACCCGAGGTACACCGTGTCAGCCGACCACTTCTCCGACGTGGACCTGTAGCCGTCCTCCGGGCCGAACTCCATCTGCAACGCCTGGTAGCGCGGATGGGTCAGCCGCTGCTTCACCGCGTACACGAACTCCCGCGCCTTGTCCCTCGTCTTCGACACGATCAGGATCCGCACGTTCGGGTCCAGCGCGATCCGGTACGTCAGGTAGTCCACCGACACCGTCATCGACTTCGCATGCTCCGGGGGCACGTTGCACAGCACGAAGTTCGGATACCCCTGGTGGTAGAACACCCCCGGCGGCTTCCACGACGGCTCCCTGCCCTCGATCACATCGATGATCGAGCGCTGGTGGTCGAACGTCCGCATCCCCAGGTACCTCAGCCGGAACTCCTCGAACCCCAGCCCCGACCCACGGGCCGAACCGCGCCCCGCCCTCGCGGCGCGGGCCGCAGAGTCCAGCGCCGCGTTGAACGCCGCATCCTCCCGCGACCACCTCGCCACCGTGGAGGCCGCGAAACCCGTCCCCTCCACCGCATCGGCGACCGTCAGCCCAGACTCGACGCGCTCCACCACCACCAGCTTGACCCGCCGGCGCTCAGCCTCGGCCACAGCCCCACGGCGACCACCGGACGCCGCACGCCTGGCCCTCGCCTCCGCGCGCTGCTCACGGGCCTTCCTCCTGCCACGGCACGAGGAGCACCGCTTCGCCCAGTGGTGCTCCCCCTCCATCCCGCCGCCGCAGTCGCAGCACGCGCGGTCATCAGCCATGCCCACATGGTGCCACGAAACCCCTTGCAGCGACAGGATCACGAAGGTAGGGTCGGGAGTGCTGCTCCATCGGTGACGGTGGAGTTCCGGGAATACTTAAGGGGAACCCGGAACCGGAAACCTCGGACTGCGGATACCTCAGGTTGACGGTAGGGGACGGGCCACAGAGGCCGTCCCACTACCAGGGCCAGTGAATCCGAATCCAAGGCAAAGGAAAGCCCGGCCTCCATCGAGAAATGAACAGGAATACGAGAGAAAACGTATTCTTTTCATTTCAAAGGGAATGGGGGTAGGGGGCACCCGTTTGCCTAGATTCGTTTTCCTAGGCCTCTGGTAGGGGGACGAGCTAAAACGAGTCCCCCATTCGCTCCGCTACGCTCCGCTCATAATAGGGATTACGGCCATAAAGCCGTAATCCCTATATAGGGAATACGAAAAGAAATGAAAAGGACAATCGAAATGGAAATACAGGGGCAGATTCAATTCGATTTCCACACCGACCAGACGACCCACAGGGACAGCCCCCACGAGGCTGTCCCCCTCCCTGAACCCGTCGGTGAAACAAGATCCACCTGCCGCTCCACCACGCGGAAGGGACGCCCCTGCCCGATAGAACCCCGCCCCAACGGCTACTGCCACGTCCACGACCCCGACGGCAAGGCCCAGATCAACATCCGCGCCAGGGCAGCCGGCAGAGCGGCCCTGGCCAAGCCGAAGCCCAAACCCAGACCCCAGCCCAAGCAGAAGAAGCCCCGCCCACCCGGGCCACAGCCCTGCTACTTCATCTGCTGCCTCACCG